TCCTTTAGCGAGTAGAACAGGTCTCTTTCTTCTCTGGCTATCTCCCTTCTTTGGTTTCGTTTTCTTTGTGTCAGGTTTTGCAGCTTATTCATTCTGTTTATTGCTTTTTTTCGGATAATATCTTCTTCTACATCACCATGTAGCGGTGCTCCTTCTTCATTTTTTTGTTTTACTAATGCTTCGTAGTAGTCTTTGTTTGCTCCATTTGCGTCTTTCACTTCGAATCCTTTTACCCACTTTGTTCCTTTGTCTTCAGCGTATAGCCACAGTAACTGTCTTTGATCTTCTGTGTATAGTTGTGTTTTGTAGTATCTTGGTAGTGGTAGATCTGCTCCGTTTCTTGCCTTGTAATTGATAATTGTTTTTTCTTTATTCCATTCGTGTTTGTAATCCATTCTCTTTGCGTAATTCGCCCCTAATCCTTTACTACATAGTACTATACCGATGTAGTCAGGATTGTCTTCGTCTTTTTTTGTCATGTATTTTGATACATAATTGATTGTTTTTTCATTTACATATGATCCGTAAAATCTGTATCCGTCAATCCAATTTTCAAACAATGTTTTTGTGAGTTGCCACTTTGTTTCGCCATGAGTTGCATAATATAGTCCGTGGATGTGTATACGTCTTGTGTTGGTATGTCCTTTTTCTGTGACACACCAGTGTTTGATTGAGTACCCTTTTTCTTTTCTGATTCTTTCTAGAAATAGTCTTTGTATTTTCGTAATTATCTCGTTATCTTGTGATCCGTCATTTTTGTATCCGTATTGTTTGCATATGTGCTCGTATCTTTGTGGTGATACAGTTCCTGTGAAGAATACAGCTATTGGTGTTTCTTTGAGTTGTTCGTAGTTTCTGATTCTCCATTCCCTTCTTTTTTTCTTCCTGCATTCAAAACAGTGTCCGCATTCCACTTCTACGTATCTGAATCTTTCGTCTGTACACACAGGCGGATTCCACCTATTCTTTCGATTAGGTAGAAACCGCTTGTTGAGTACTTTTTTTGTAAAATAGCACATTACTTGATTTTTTTTGATATTTTTTCGATTAGAGCTTGCGCTTGTTTGAATTTACTGATTGACCCTATGATGTCTGAGATTTGGTTTATTCCTCCATATATCCATTCTCTGAGGTTTTTTTCGTTCTCGTTTTTCAGATGTCCCTTGCCCAGTTCGTAGTCTTTTGCGACTTTATCTATCATTGCATCCGCTTGTTTTTGTGCCGCTTCAGCAGACATTCTTTTTGTTATCATTTCGTAGTAGAAATTTTCCACCTCCCTTTGGATTTTTCTTGCAGTGTTGTAGTTTACTTCTACAATTGAATCTTGTACAGCCCCTTCCTTTTGAATTAACGCTGTCTCTGATATTAGTTTTATGACCCTTTCTTCTTGGGTTTCATCCAGATACTTTGTGTTTAGCGCTTCTTGTTTCCATAGTTCGACTGCCTTTTTCGCATTAGCTGCTGCTTCTGTTACGTTATTTGCTGCGATATTCTCCTTGCTTAGTTGGATTCTATTCTCAACTTCTTGCCACTTATTGCTCAATTCTTGCCCTTTAGTGTCCACTCCTGCGATTTTATTGGCTTCGGCCAATGTTTTGGTTGTTTCGGCGTTTGCAAGCCTGTTTTGGGCCTCTATTTGTTTCAGTTGTAATCCCATCGCTTGTTGCTGCAGTGCTACTTCTACAGGATTCACCTTCGGCCCGCTTGGTTGCATTCCGTCTCCGCCCGCTGTGCTTGCTGCTTGTCCACCGCCATTCCCGTACATTAACCCTTTGCTTAATCCTGCCTTTTCCATTTCTCTTGTTTGAGCACCGTAGGATGTTGCTTTCCACATATTGAGGTTTCTTTGGTATTCTGCGTCGGCTGCTTGTTGTCCGTATTGGTATTGCATTGCCATTCCTTCTTTTTCGTATTCCCATGCCTGTTTCATGAGTTCTTTTTTTGAAGGCTCTTTTTTTCCGAATAGCTTTCCGAATAATCCTAGTGCTCCGCCAACTACTCCTCCACTTAGAGTGTTGAGTGCTGTTTGACCTATTTGTTTTACGTCTAATCCCATAATAATAATTTTTTACATTCTTCGCGCTTACTTTTGAAGAAGCGTTACCTATATTTACTTGATATAATATGCTACATGCGTACTGCGCTTTTTTGTCATTAAAAAGCGGTAATCAATCTTGACTACCGCCCTTTTTCGCATGTAGTGTATGTAGTCGTACCCGACTAGTTGTCTCTCGTTGGATTTGGCTCGGTTGTTACATTTTCACCGCCATCTTTTTGATTTGGTCCTTCTGTCATTCCATCTTTCAGGTATTCCGATAGTTTGTGTTCGTTTACCCTATTCATGGCTTTCATTGCTATATCCCACTTATCTGTTCGGATGTTGCAGTCTGCTCTTACACCATCTTGTTTGGGTGTGTAGATTAATGGTGCGCCATCCTTTAATGGTTCGTTTTCATCCATGATTCGTTGGATTTTTTTTATCAATGTTTCACCTTCTTCTTTCATTTCAATCATTCCGTTGAAATTGTTTATTCTGATTTTGTTTATCTGTTTCATGATTATAAGAATGGGATTTGTTTAGCACTGTAATTACCTCGTCTCGTTGCGTTGACAACCGTTTGCACCCAGAAATTTTGACTGTCGATGGCTGTATCTGCGAATATCTCGATGTACTTTTGTGGGTCGATGTATGTTGTCAGATCTTTTATCTGATTTCCTTCCACGGTATATCTTCTGTTTAGTACCATAAAGTCTAATGCTTCTCCAGCTGCAAAGTCTCCGAATGTCCGGTTGTAATTGGTCATATAATCGATCCATGCGAGCGTTTTGTTTGCTGTTAGGTGCTTTATCTGGTTGATTGATGATCCATTGGTATATGTTGATGTTTCACCAACCATTTGCTCTTGTATTAAGTCTTGATAGCCGATTCCGTCAAGTGCTGGCTTGTGTATGTCGTCAATGGTTTGTAAATTTAAATCGAAGTCATTTCCTTGGGAATAGTCTACCATAGGTGTGATTGCCAATAGTCCTAAGATATATCCAGGTTCTTCGCACTGGTAGTGGATATGTCCGTTGTTGATTGGGTTGCTTCCTCTACCGATTGCCGCGATATCTCCGAGCGGTTGGCTGCCGTATTGTGTTTCTGTCGCAGATTTTGAAATTACTTCGTCAAATTCGATGTATTGCGTCATTCCTCCGATGAACACGGGTGTTTCTGGCCTTTCGAGATACTTTCCTGCTGTGTAGACGGTTTCCAACCAGTCTTTGTAAGTGCCACCGCTTACTGCAATCCTGTTTAGCATGTTGTAAACTTTTTGTTGTAAGTTTAGCATGTCCATTGTTAGTTGTCCACTTTTTACGTCGATTGCTGTTCGTTCGGTGATACTTCCCGATCCTTCGACCCATTCTTTTTTGATCCAATTGTTGAAGATATCGCTGTCGTATGTTTTTAAGAGCATTCCTCCTAGTTTGTTGGATTGGGCACTCATAAGATTGTCCATGAATGTTTTCAACTCTGTTGACCCGTTTTTTGTTGAGTCCAGGCTTGCTCCTGTTAAATAAAGGGTTTCATTTCCTTTTTTGTTTAGGATTACATCTCTTATTTCGTCGAGTACTTTTAAATCGTATTGGCCTAATTGCACGTTGATATATTTCGCCATATTGTTTTTGAAGGATATATGGTCGATTCCTTTGTATCCCATGCTTGACACTTTGTTGAGTGTAATTTTGTTCGCATTTAGACTACTTGATAGTTGTGATGCTGCTACTTCTATTTGGTTGTAGTATTGGTCTGATATTAGGAATTTTACTTGTCCCCACATGTCTGGATATGAATTGGACGCTACGTTGAGTTGTAGTGTTGTTGTATCTTTTAATTCAATGAAACCTGTGTATGGTATTTTGGTTTTTTTTTCGTTTATCAGCATTGTATCGTCCATACCCTTTAGCATGTAAAATTTATCTTCTTGGGTATTTGCGAAATAATTTTTAAAGATATCGAGGTATAGAAGTAATGGTACACCATTTTTGTAAACTCCATCTCTTGCGTTTGTTCCGGTTCTTCTGGACTTACTCCATCCTAAGTATTTGTATAGTGCCGAAGAGGAAATTTGCGTCGATGCATCCGAATCTGTTCCTACGCAAGCTGCACGCATCATTGGTATTTTGATGTCAGACATTTTCATTCCAATTCTTGTTCGATTGTTATGAAGCCAACTGTTGTATAATCGGAATCCTCCGAAGAACATGAAGTGTTGTAGTTTGAATGACCCGAAAAGAGGTCCGAGCGTCGGTTGACTCAGTGTTTTGTTTATTAATTCTAAATCGATGATATCTCCTTTTTGACAAAGTATTTTACAAAACGGTACGAGCATTCCTACTCCTATTGAGCTTCTGAAGACTGTTGATATGTCGTGTGTAGACATGTCGTATTCTCGCATTGCGACTTTCATTTTGTTGTTGTCGCCTAGTGTATTTTTCCCTAAAGTTCTAGTAATTGACATAAATTATTCCTCCTTTTCTTTTTGTGATTTTTCCCATTCGTCTGCCTCTTTGAGAGCATATACTAGTGCTGCCACTAAGTCCCAATCAGTTGCGTTGATTACTTTTTGTGCTTCTTCTTCTGACGAAAACACTTGCTCAGTAGCCAAATGATTACCAATAGTAATGATAACTTCATCTGTTTCTGCGTCTTTTTTTCTGATTGTAAATGCTTCTTTTAGTCTCATTTTTTTACTTGAATTTTGGTTGAATATTAATGTTGGTACTATCTACTGAACTTGTTGTTGTTTGTTCAGTTTTTTGAGTACTGTTTTGGTTATTTTTGCTCACGCTTAGCGACATTGTGCAGCTTTGCGCGGTTAGCACTGCGGTTATACTGATGATAGCTGTGCATATGATTTTTATAATTTCGTAAGTTATTTTTTTTTTATCCATCGTTGAATAATTTGAGTTGTTTTTTTTCAGATTCTTTTTTGTCATTTTCTTCTCTGTTATAAATTATTCTACATAGTAACCTCCTTTTCTGTTTGATTAACTCGTACTCTTTGAGTATTTCGTCATTTGTTAATTCGTATCCTTTTTCTTCTACGCCTATTTCCATGTTGAAATACGCGTGCGTTTTCATCGCTCTAAAGGAAATAAATTCTTTATTTCTAAAGATATATTTATTCCTCTTTTTCATTTTCTTTTTCATCTTTTAATAGGATTTTACTTGTTTCTATTACGCATATTAATTCATGTGTATCGCTTTTCTTGTGTGCTTCTTGCGCGATTGCTAGTGCTTGTTTGTACGTCCATTTTGACGATAGATTAGTTAATACTATTCTTTCTGTCTCCTTGTTTTTTGCAATTACTGTGTAATTTGTTGCTGCCATAATTTTTAAGTTTTAAATTTTAATAACTTATTGATATTATTTCGAAATCGTTTTTGTAGGTTTCTTTTAAATATTTTCTGGCTTGTCTTCTCGCCGCTTCTCTCGTTGTTGCTACGAACCACATTGAATCGATTTCGTAATGATTGTTTTCGTAGAATAGTTTAAACGTACATTTAAATCTTGGTTTCCAATCGTTTCTCATAATTTTTCTGTTTTTATTGTTCCACGTGGAACACGTTATACATCTTGTTTTTTTTTACACTACAAAGATACGTAATTTTTCTGATTCTCCAAATTTTTCTGTTTTCTTATAACTTTCTTTAACGTCTCCATAGCGCGAGCGATAACTGATTGTTGCATTTCAAGTACCTCGAGCGCAGTGAAGCCTCTAGAACGGACAATAGGTTCCATCCTTTAGCGAGTAGAACAGGTCTCTTTCTTCTCTGGCTATCTCCCTTCTTTGGTTTCGTTTTCTTTGTGTCAGGTTTTGCAGCTTATTCACAATCTCAGAAA